GAGAATATGGACATTCAAACAATAATATCAGTAGTGACTATTGCTTTAATGGTAATAGATTTTTTTATTTACATAGCATGGCAAATAAAGAAGAATGGACTTAAAGAATTTGCAACACAAATGATAGTAAAAGCAGAAGATATGTACAAAAAAGGACAAAATGATGAAAAATTTAATTATGTTGTAGAGAAGGTAATTGCAATGATACCAATGCCATTACAATTATTTATAACAGAAGACATGGTTAAGAATTTTATACAAAAAGTATTTGATAGTGTAAAAACAGCATTAGACTATACACCAAAAAAGGAGGGATAATAATGGAAGAAGAAATTGTAGAAACAATGGAACTTGCAGAAGAAGATACAAGAGGGGAGGCAAACGAATAATGAATATAGAAGATAGACTATTAACAGTAAATCCATATTCAAGAAGTGGAGAAAAACAAGGAACTATACAAAAAATTGTAGTTCACTGGGTTGGAAATGCAGGAAGTTCAGCAATAGCTAATAGAAACTATTTTGAGAGCTTAGCAACATCACATAAGACATATGCTTCATCTCATTATATAATTGGCTTAAACGGTGAAATAATAAGATGTATACCAGAAGATGAAGTTGCTTTCCATAGTGGTAGTTATTCTATGAATAGAAAATCAATTGGAATAGAAGATTGCCACCCAGACTGGGAAGGAAAATTCAATGGCAATACATATAATAGTTTAGTAGAATTATGTGCAGATATATGTAAAAGATATAATTTAGGTATAGATGCAATTATAAGACATTATGATGTAACAGGAAAAGAATGTCCAAGATATTATGTAAAAAATGAACAAGCTTGGATTCAATTCAAAAATGATGTAGCAAATAAATTAGGACAAGCTACAACTAATGTAGCAGTACCAAAAGTTGAAGGGAGTGATGAACCAGTGAGAAAATATAAAAACGGTTCAACAAAAGAAATTATATATGCAGATACAAGTTTAACAAAAGTAATAGGAAGTTTATCACCATATGAAGAATGTGACTGTTTTGGAATATTTAATGGAAGACCAATGGTAAGATATAATGTTTCTGGAACAGGTAATTACAAAATAGGTTTTGCTAAATGGCTTGGAGGAGTGAAATAATAAAAAATAGTATAATAAAAAAGGGGCTGTAAAGCTCCTTTTGTTTGGCGGGAATTTTCGGATTTTCACCGAGGTCTTATGTATAAAACGATATCTTAACCACCGTTAGTTTGCTCAACACACCATTCCCATATATATATATAACTAAGACCTTTGTTATTGCTTTTCTTCATATTACATTCCTCCTTTGATTTCAACCAATTTACTATCCTTTCTATTATTTTTAGCAGAAATTCTATAAACATTGGAATAGGATCAATTTTCAACAGAATAATATATAAAACAAACTCAACTATTTTTAGAATATCAATTTTTATCTTTGTTACATTTATTTTATAATATTGTTTTTTTATTGTCAATATTAATTAAAAAAATAAATTGAAAAAATAAATTTTACACTTGATTTGAGGTACAACTATATTAATCAAAAAATAAAACGGCTTAAAATGGATTTTAAAGGCTTGCTTTTTGGCTAAATATCAAGGAAAAATAAGTTTTACAAAAACTATTGACAAATAAAAAAAATATGCATATAATTTATTAAAGATTAATACAATGTGTATTAATTAAGGAGGTATATATTATGTATCAAGAATGGTTCCAAGAATATGATAAAATTGTAAGTAGTGAAGATAAAGAAAAACAGTCTAAATAATTAGACTGTTTTTGTTTCTTTTGATAATAGTTTTTTTACTTCATTATCCATCCTTTTTTGCATCTTATTTATTTTCTTTTGAGTTTTTATAAGCTTTTTTATATCTTTATTTTTTCTTTTATTCCACATATTGTATACTTGAATAATATTGGTAAAATATTTATCTACATTATTATTGTTGTTTGCTGCAATTAATACAGCTAATATTTTAATTGTTTTCAAAAAAGTTTGATGTAGAGAATCATATATAAATTCAGAACCAGCTGCTTGACTTGTAATAGTTATACAAATAGCTTCTAAATGATTAAGCGTGCTTTCAACTAAAACTGGAAATTTACTGTTAAATTTTTCTTGCTCTTTTTCAGAATATTTTTCATTCAAGAAATTTTGATATTCTTTTTGAGTATCTTCTGAACATAAAATATCCTTAAAATTTTTAAATACATCTACATCTTCGTCTTCATTTTCAGCCACAAGTATATCTTCTATTTCAAAAGTTGTAAATTGAGATAAACATTCTGGATGATTATCAAATATACTAGTTACTTTTTGTATATATGAATTTTTTAATAAAGTTTTTGAAATTAATCCCATTTTTTCTATTAAATTATCAGCGAAATCGGTAGCAATTTGAGATGCTTTTTCTTGTTGCTTAGATAATTTACTTTTTATATATTGATGCATAGACCAAATTGCAGTAAAAAATAGTCCGACTAATGTGATCCAAGTTCCCCAGTTACTAAGCGATATTTTGCATATATATATTTCTTGTGATTGAACTTCGTTTGGATTTTGAATATCACAAAAGTTAAAAAACATAATAGATAAAAGTAAAAAAATACTAACTAAAAATATTATAGGTACAATTTTTAAAAATTTCAAAAAATATTTCATAAAATTATTTTTACATTCGCTATAAAAAGCAATACACTTATTTTTAATCTTATTAATATAACAATTCATTTTAACATCCTCCCATATAACTAGAAGTATTATATAGAGTCAAAGGCAATAAGTCAACAGATTTTTAAATATTTTCCAAAATATTCCAAATCTTCGACACCATTCGACACACAAAATTAACATAATATGTTATAATACACATGAGGTGATGAATATGAACGAAGCATATAACAAATCACTACAAATGATGAAATATTTAAAAATAAGATTAACAAGAAAACAATATACAGAATTAGCAAAGAGATTTAATTTGTTAAGTATACAAAGTTTACAGTATATATCAAGACGAAGTTATGAAAGTATAC